AATACGGAGTAATCCATTTTTCTAATGTTACCACCTGATTTTTGTAAATCAGTATAGGACAAATATGGTCTGTCTTTTGTAAAAACTCTACAATATTCAATAACTCTATTTTCTAAATCAGGTGTATATCTTAAAACTCTCGATCCTTTGGTTATTTGTTTGTAACCATCATTAAAAATTTTACTTGTCTGATTAATTGCATTTCCAACATGTTTGTACCTTGCACCACCTTTTGGTGTTGAGTCAACTAGTCTCTGTGTGTCGAATAAAATTGATCCAGGTTTGAAATCAAAACTTGAAGATTGGCTATCAGAAAAATCATTTTGAATCATTGGGAAATCTTCGTCTTCTCTTGATAGAGTTCCATTTGGCCCAACACCTTTACCCGCCTCAGGTATAAATTGTTCTTTTACCCAAGTAAACCCACCCATAATATTTCCTTGATCAATATAATTGTCTCCTCTAAATCCAAATTTAAACTTATCCGTAAGATCATTACCTTCATAAGCTATACCCAAAACATCTGGGCCATATACTGGTGATAATATTTGTTCACCAAATTCATTGATAGGTACCTCGCCTGGGGGTGATTTCATATAACTTGGTTCGTTCATAGGGCTTCCCACGTAATACAAACCTTCACCAAGATCATCACCAAATCCACCAAAAATTGCTTGTCCAATTGCGGATAAAACACCAGTTCCACCTGTATTGTATTTTGGTCTAAACTTATTGAATACCAAACTGTTTGTAAGTTGTTCTCTTTGACCCTTACCTGTGTAATCAATGAGTAATTGAGACGGATTAGTTGGTCTTGTCCCAAATAAACCAAAAAGTGAGCCACGTCTACCATCATCCGCAGCAATTACGGCTGACTGTGTAGAATCAAAAGTTCTCGTTGGTAAAATGTCCCCAGGAATAGGAGATATCGGTAATGTGAAACCTGCTATTCTTTGTACTAAACTTTGAGCTCTTGACCCTAAATCACCACCTGCCGTAATCTTCCAATCACTAAAAGCAAGCGGTCTTTTTCCTGCAACTATAAGAGCTAAGTTAACAGGGTCTTTAGTGCCATTTAAAATATTTAATCTACCAATTGTCTCTGTTTCTAAATTTCTATCTATTGTATCTTTAAAAAGTTGTTGTAAAGTCTGTGCCGCCAATTGAACCATTTGAGAGTCTTGAACTATTGACCCGTTAGAACCATTTGGTACATCCGATAATAAAATACTATATGGAGAGTATGTTGACGGTCTAAAACTAGGTGGATCCCAATATGATCCATTTTTTTGAACTCTTACAAAATCACCGACATCATAGTATTGATATCCATCTCTCGGTGAATATTCATTTTTTATTCGACTTTTTGTTTGAAATGTTTCAGAATATTTCTGAAGTTCATTTGTATAGGGGAGATATGGCCCGTATGGCCCTTCGTTTGGTTTGTTTTGTAATGTTGTATTAATGTCTGATATGTCATAATTATATCCACCACTAGGGCCGAATTGATTTAAAACATTGAGATTTTTAGAAAAAGGTGAACGATCTATCAAAACGTCAGGTGAATCAACTACATTAGCATAGTTTGGTTCATATTGTGTTTGTGATGGATATACTACGTTGTTGTTTTGTTTACGATATGGTCTTAAATTTCTACCTAATAGACTATTACGAAAACTTTCAGTAGCTGTAAATGTTAATTGACTCGGCATAACATTTATAAATACTTGTTGTGGTTTTTTTTAAGAACATAAACCATTCAAGTTTTTTATGTTTGTGCATAATTTGGTAACGCATCAAATTGTGATTTCGGTTTTGAATCATTTATCTGACCTTTTACATATGATATAAATTCTGGGTTTTTAATAATTTGGTTTACAGTCATATCGTCAATTTTAATTTCATTTCCATTATAACTTAGTACTAAAGCTATTTGACCATTGACTTCATTCTTATTGTTAACATTTATATCTGTCGGTCTTGTTCCAACCTCGGGAGTTTTTCGTTCTATATTAGCAAGATAAGAAATAGTTGATAATACTGGATTATTTTGGTTTTGATTTATTGTATTTTGAGTACCTGAAAATAATTGAGTATTTCGTTGTTCTATATTATTTGAAGTTAGGGTAGTACTTAGATTTTGTGGTTTTTCTTTGTCTGTAAATGCTGATAGAAAAATTTGTGGATCAGATTGATTGTTGTTGTATGCTGTTTTGTTTGGCTTGAACTGATCCGTAAACTTTTCTAGATCTTTACTATCTCGAATATTATTTAAATCTTCAAGTTGTTTTTTTAGTGGTTTTATAAGAACCTCATTCGTCTCTTTCACAAAATCATTAAAAGTCACTGCCGCCTCAGCAATAGTGTTCACTAAATTATTACTTGAAGATACGTAACTATTAAATTGTGTTTGAAACTCAAATGCATTGATTTTTGTTAATAGGTCCTGAAATAATTTTTCTTGGCCTGTGACAAGGTTTTTTATTTTATCAGTTACTTCACTTTGAGAAATAGTGTTTCCAACTACTTGTTTAAATAAACTTGCCATCTCTGAAAGTATGAAGTCTGTATTATCAATACCGCTTCGTATACCTTTGGGGCTTGTGGTTATTTTTGTAAAATCTGAAAGTGTATTTGCTCCTGCTTTCAGGAGTTCTGCATATTGGTCTGGTAATTTTCCACCTAATTCTAGTGATCTTAACGTCATTCCTTGAGAAGTGAATAAAGCAACTAGTGTTTCTTGGGCGGTAAGTTGTTCACGAGCTATGTCTTCCATAGTTTTTGGTTGTCGTTGTAAAAATTCTAAATCTTTTGAATTTAATTCACTGACCATTTTTTGTTGACCCCCTTCAACTTTGACTTGATATTTTCCAGTTGTTTTGTCCATAGTTGCCAAACTACTAATGAGTAACCTATCTTCTTCTGTTATATTTTGCAATCTTATTTCACCACCCATTTTTTGAAGCTTGGCTTGACCCATTATTATAGTGTTGATGGTGTCTTGGTTTATACCCAAGGCCATTGAAATTTCTCTTAAATCTCTTTTTGCGTTTGGAAATATTTTGAACTCTTTGGATTGTTCGTCAAAATAAGCAAATTTATCACTCATTTTACTTATTGAGTTTAGTAGTCCTTCCATATCTTCTTGGGCCATGTACATTAGTTTGAATGGATCTGCTAAATCTCCGACCGCAGCACCCATTCTTTGTAATGCGGCAACAGTTTCTATAGCACCTTCTGGTGTATAAACTTTTTCTGCAAAATAAGCCATTTCTCTCATATCTATTCGTAATGCTGCAGATTTTGTTGCCATTCTTGTTAATCCTTCAATACCATTTTGAAATCCATACTGATTTAATTTATCTAAATTTTGACTTATTTGGGTATAAACCGCTGCTGTGTTCACCCCAATTCTTCTTGCTTGATTAGCAGCAATATTTAACTTATCACCCAATACATCCGCGGATATACCAATTTTTTCAAAGTCAACTACTGCTTTACCCATTTCGACTGGTATTTTTCCAAATACTTTCCCTGCGGCAAATAATTGAGCGGTTGTATCTCCGAATAGGATTGTATTTGTTTGTAACCCCTCAGAAACACCCTTTTGTAGATCGATGACATCCTTGAACGACCCCCCAAGGCGAACTACCTCTGGTGCTGCAACAGTTAATTCTTTTCGAAGGCCAATAATTTCTTTTTGTGCGGTCCCAAACAGTTTAGATATATCAGCTTGAGCTTTTAATATCGCTTCGGATATAGCCATTCTACTATATTCACCTTCTACAAACTCGTTGTGAACGTCTTCTCTTAATTCTTTGATACTTTTGGTGGTGGCTGTGTAAGGCATACTTTTTTTCCGTTAGACAGTGAATTACCCAACCACTAAAGATGGTTGGGCTTCTGAATAAATATTCAGAACTTTAGAAGTTTCATCGGTTGTGCCAACTAAAGTTGGTCTTATTTTTTTTTCAATAATTCCAATAATCTAGTTCTCCAAAATATGGGCATTATCAAGTAATCGGTGTAAGTAATCTTGAGAGTTTGATTTAAAACAAAAAACTCTTCCACTTGGTAAGCTCGGTTCTCAGAAGAAAACGCGAAAAAATTCTGCCCCAAAGGTGATTTCTACATCTACCTTACTTCCTGACGGGGCTAATATTGTTCTTTTTAATTCAATTTTAGGTTCATTATCATCTATAAAACGTCGAATGAATTTTGAGTCTAAAATAGGCATTGTTTCGATAAACTTATTAATTGTTTGTGGTGTATTATCACCATTCACAGATACTATTTGTTTTTGTATTCTCCAAGTCATTCTTGGAGCTATTCTGTTTTGTGGATAATTTTCGGTTTGTTTTGTTATTTCATTGATTTCACCATATGTTAATGGTTTCAAAGTAACTTGAGCTTGACTCTTTGGTAATGTTACTGTCCATGTACCGTTATCGTCAGATAAAACACTAGGCACTCTTAGATTTAATTCTTCTAGACTTAATGTTGCTTGAAAAACTTTATTAGTTTGTGGGTCTACTGTGTTTATAATATACTCTGGGCCAAAAGATGTGTTCCGTAAAAATATCAATATCGCCTCCAAATCCCCATTTAATAATTCATCTGGTTTTATGTCGGGTTCATAAAGTTTATTTCGAACCAAAGTCATTATGGTTTCGTTTGGATTTGAACCCATTAAGAGATTTTCGTCACTTGCTGTTAGATATCCGACTTTAACAGATTTTTTTTTACTCGTATAAAATTTACCACCACTGGGTAATTTTACTACATCATGAGGTAGTGTAAAATCAGCTTGTCCGTATTTTAAAAGATTTTCATCCATAATCAATTATATTTAGATAATAAATAACTATATTATAATATTTGTCAAGATTTATAATAAAAAAAAATTCCATACGTGAATATGGAATTTTATTTTCAAGTGGAAAATTATTCTAGAAAACCAATATACAACGATCTGGTTGAATACTTAGTGTTGCTTTTGCTAACGTATCATTCCCATAGTTAAGCTGATCCCATTCGGCAGATACAATTTGACATCCTTCCAAAATCCATTTTTCAACAACTACCCCTGTTGGATCTAACATTTCTAAATCAATATTCTTTTTATACCCAGCAGCATATCCCATACGACCAGTAACTGATTCCGCATGAAGACGAACCCACTCCATAAGTGCTTGTGTGGCTGAAGGCCCAATAGGATCTCTAAATACCACGCTTATGGCCATCCATTTAAATCTTCCAGCAACGTATGTTTCTGTATTCAAAAATGGAATTGCAACAGATGTAATGTCAATTTTAGGTCTTCCTGCGGTTTCAACATACCATTCATTTATTCCTAGTGTTGAATCAAATCTAACAATAAATCTATTTGTTCTTTTCGGCTCGTACGGAACGGGCATTTTCATGAGTAAATCAGCCATAACTTTTTTGTTTTTTGTTTATAAATATTAACATTTTAATTTTTTTCTATTTACTTTTATTTTTAATCTGGTATTGTGTATATGAATTTGGTTTAGTTCTTGAAAAAAGATTATATGTTCTTAAAGAAGTTCTTATAAATTTCTTATTCAAAACTTTTTCTATTTACTTTTATTTTTAATGTGATATTGTGTATATGAATTTGGTTTATTTCTAAAAAAAGATTATATGTTCTTAAAGAAGTTCTAAATAAAATATTATTTAATTTTTTTAGAATTTAGTTTTAGTTCCAGATGAAGTGTCATATGTTCTTAATATCGGTTCTTTAATAAATTCTTGTTTGATTCTTTCTAAGTTCTTTATATCATCATCGGAAAATCCAATTGTTGGTGAAAATCTATTACTTATTTTATCTTTCATAAAAAGTTTTTTATTTAACTTTTTTGAATGTTGTTTGACATAGTTGATGAACTCTCTCAATGCTTTTACTTTAAGTTCTTCAGGATTTGAAGCACTACCTTCATCTCCATAGGTAACTGGGTAATATTTGTTTAAATCTAAATAGTAATTTATAAGATCTTTTGTATTTGTTGGGCCTTCCTTGGTAATCTTTCTATACTTCTTCAGGTTTTTAACCAGTAAATCTCTGTTGATACCCATATGATTTTGTATGATCATATTGTAAATAGCTTCTCTAATTGTTCTCGGATTATGTCCTCGTGCTGTGATGATAGAAAAAATAGATCCATTATTAATAGCTTCAATGAAGTCTGACCAAGCTGGGCCTGGTTTAGCATTCATCGTATCAAACAAAAATTTTTTATCACCCAATGTCCTAAAAAATCTAAAAGGATCTTCTGCATATCCAACAATTTTATGACCATCATATTCAAAGTCTTTCTTTCCAATTTTAGATCGGAATTTCGCAAAGTCCTCTGTCGACATACCAACTTCATTACCCCCATCATCTACCAACATAATTTTTGTAGGCATCTGAAGAATATTATCATCCCAGTCAAAGGCATAATACTTCAAATCGGGGGTTCCGAACTGATCGAAACCCTCCGAAATGATAGTACGGTTTTTTTTAACTGCTGACATTTAGAATTAGATATTTTCAAAAGACGCTCCAGTTGGTGTGATTAAGAACTCAATGTCAATAAATTCTAGGCTACGAGTGGGTTTTAAATAAATCTTCCCACTTAGAGTATTACGATCTAAATCCTCAACAGAATTACTTACAGTCACTCTAAAGTCATAAAGACCTCTATCTCTTCTGATGGCATCCAAAATAGGATTGACACTGTCTAAGAAGTCCTGACGTACCTTGGCATCGTTTTGTTCGAACAACAACCTAACGGCAACCGCGGAGATAAGTTTTCTAGCTTGTAGTAACAATCTTCTTACATTAATTCTGTTCAACGCGGTATCAGCGATCTGAAGTGTTTTGTTACCCCAAATTACAGTACCAACATCAGAGAACGTAGCGATTGGGTTAATACGACCTTGATACAATGTGTCTCTTTCTTCTTGTGTTAATTTTTTTCTTGCTTTTACCGCATTAACCAAACCACGAGTATATCCCGCGGTCGCAAACCAAGGAAAGGACACATTATCAGTCAAAGCCAAATTACGACAAACCTCATTAGTTGGTGGTAAATAAATTTGTGTGTTTGTGGCGGTATCCCTTACCAAAATCCATGGATAATATGTTGCTGTATAATTCGAATCAATGTTTGAGTTAACCAAATTGTCCACGGCTTCGGTTGAATAAATAAAATTATCAGTATTTGTTGGTAGATACACATTACAGTCAGGTGTTGTTACAATGTAAATGGAGTCCGCTCTTTGATAGGTAATCATAGAAATCGCATCATCCACTAAGTTAGCGTTATTAATGTAATCGATACCTGGAGTTGCAAAAACGTTAATATTGGTTGCTTCGGGATTTGCGAATGTTTGAATACCCATCAGGTATGCATAATAATCAGTATTTGCATATTCTGTGGAATTACCAAACGATATTGGTTTAAATGCACCCCAACCTGTTGCATATGGATATTTAATTGATGAACAGGCGCCTCTTTGATATCCCATACCACCCACAATAAAACCATCTCCATTTGTTCTATACTCTCTATAGATATCCCATCCATCAAACCCTTTTTGAACCAAGAATGTAAACTTACGAGCTTGAATCGAAAAGTATGGATTATCCGCACTTTGAGGATCATTTCTAAATGAAGCATCTCCACACTCGAAAGCTGGTGTTCCAGATGTGGGACCAGTTGTAATCAATACAACAGTTGCGCCAGAATCCATGTGAAAACCAGGTGTTATGTAATTCCACGGATCAAACTCTTCAGAAATACAGGTTTGTGATGCTGATGATGGTGGTTTTTGACCTTTGTATTGAAAAAAGTCAGGATCATACCCTATTTGAGACGAGATGCCCAAGAAAGTCGAACGAACTTTATCACCACTACTTTCGATAGCATTGGACAATCCTCGACCAGCAACTGGGCCAGAGGTGATACCAAATGGGGGATTATAAATAACTTCACCCGGATAATTGTAAGCAACCTTAAAAATCGGAAAAGGAGGTTGGGAATTTGAAAGGTTAGAATAGGTTCTCATTACGTAACCCTCAAATCCACAAGGTAGTGAATCAACAGGTGCGTCTAAATTTAATTCCAACATAATATATTTGGAAGTTAGTGCATATTCTCCATCAGCAGTACCAATTCTTACACCAACATAACTATTTGATGTAATATCCATAGAACAATTTGTGAATTTTTCTAGATAAACGGGATTAGCGTCCGTATCAAAAAAATCACGAACACCAACATCAAAAGTATTATTTGTGAAAGAAATATTTTGAATGGAAATTTTAATTTGACTATTCGAGGAATCTCCGTCTGAAATTGTAATGACCTTAAATAATCTTTCTACTTGACTACCACGTAATTGAGAAACGACCCAAGGGGACTCAGCGGTTTTGTATCTTGATAAATAATTAGCGATTGAATTTATTGTAGAACCATACCTTAAACCAGGAGTTGCTACCAATTCAGATCTAAGTCCACGAATAAGACCCTTATTGTATCCATAGGTCATTAATGTTGGATAAATTTCTTCAATGAACAAAGGTACTTCAGTTCTAGGTTTGGAAAAATTAGTTCTTCCTAAAACTGAAGGTAAATAATTTTGATCTGTATTTGAAAACGAACCAACAAAGGAGAAATTTTTTGGGTTTGATGTTCCATCAGTTGTACCTGTAATTGCAAACCGTACTAAAGGGTTTTGTGTGACCGAGGAATACGAACCTGTAAAATCTAAACCAACATTAGTTAATCCTGTAACCTGATAGGCGGGCCCATCACCACCAGAACCGTAATTTGAAATACCTCTGGATCTCAAAGTAGCAACAACAATCCCGTCATATTGTGTAAAAGAATCACCAGAATAAGTAAACGACGCTCCACTTATTGTACCAGTGTATCCGCCACCCGTACCCGGAGTTGTGTTGACCACATAAGCATAAAATGAGTAACCACTGTACTTATATTGTGGTTGAGGGGTGAAGGCGGCATAATACCACGCATCATTATCAGGTGATGTAAAATCTGCCGTATCTGTTGTGAGACCAGAACATCTAAATACATTTGTTTGTCCTGTGTATTGAGTTCTAATAGTATTATAAATATTTGATGGTAATGTACCAAAAATATAAACATTTGTTAAATTTAAACTTGTGGTACTAACTAAAGAAATTAAAGAGGTAAACTGAGAAGCATACGATGATGGTGTTCCGTTTAATTGAGTATATGGTTTATTAAAATCTGCAGACCAAAAAGCGCTAGGTAGGGTAGTAAATGTCACATTACCAGAACTATCAACAGCAAAATTACAGATAAAAGGCGCGCCAACAGAATCTGTACCTTCCACCGTTGTACCATCAACGTTTGCTTGTGTTAAAATAGACCAAGACGGCCCAGCATCATAACCAGAAAGACCTAAAACTCTTGTGACAAACAATTGATTTGATTGTTGTAAATAAGATTTTGCAATATATGCCAATTCATATTTAGGGATTTGAGTGTTTACAAATTTTTCAGGAGAACTTCCACCAAAAAAAGCGGAAAACTCATCGTAATTTGTTATGAATATAGGTTCGAACGCTGGCCCAGAAATGGTTTCACCGACCAATCCCAACGTGGTAACACCAACACTTTGTGTTACAAAAGTTAAATCTCGTTCTGAAGTGTAAACACCAGGCGATACAAAAATTTTATTTGAAGTTGCCATATATTATTTTTAATTTAAAAAAAGTTTTAGTTTTCATATAAATATTATGATTTATAACAAAATATCTATAAAATAGATTGTTTTATAATATTTAACAAGGATTATCGGTTAAGGTCGTACCCATTTGCCAAAAAGTTTGATTATTACACGAAATTTCAAGTAAAGAAGACAAACCTTGTACTGTTTTAGTTGAAATATTACTCACATAATTAACGGTTTGTCCTGTCCAAGGAGCTATATTTAATTGAGAGGCCACGTCATCTATTCTAGACGCGACACCAACAAGACCATTAGATGATCCAGCAAAAACTAATCCAATAATTTTATTTACTCCATTAATTTCAGCGATTAAAACAGAACCAGAATCACCAGCCGCAACTGGGTATTTACAGTTAATATTATTTCGAGTAAATTCAATTAACCTATTGAAAGAGACCGATCTGTTAATTGTAGTTCCCCCAGATATTCCCCAATAATATCGAACACTCGTGTTAAGTGATACTGATGTTATTCTTAACCCACAATTACCTTGTTTGATACCCGTAGTTCTACCAGAACTTTTTACTGGAGGATTTATTACTAAAAGATCATCAATCTCTTGAGTTGTTGCGAAAGACAAAAAAGAATTTTGACCCGATAAACCAAGAACAGAAGAAGAACTTCCAGTTGATGAAATGTCTGAATTAATCGAAAACACCGCACCATCAACTTGATTATACTTTGAATTATCCAAAGGAACATATTTTAATACTTGTCCAATTTTAAAATAATTAGGATCAGATAGAACTTGGTTTGGATTTTCACCGTCTTGATAAACAAAATTATTTAATTCATTTTGAATTTGATAATTTGTATTTCTTTTTGACACTAAAGAAGGGTTTTTTATGACAACATGATTATTTGTTAAACCCAATAAACAATTAGTATCATTATCAACAACTAGAAGGCCCAATGTACCTACGGTACCAATTCTATTTTGAGATGTTAAGGATATACCTCCGACAATAGGTCTTATTCTTTGTTTGTTCTGAACAGATTGTGATAACCAATCAAAACAATTATTACAAGTTGCGTCGTCACAGTTCAACCCTAAAGATTCTACACAAGATAATTGTTCTATTGTACCGACCTCTAATACATCTGTTTTTATACGTATACCGTTGACAAATACCTCAGATGGTAAAACTTCTTCAGGTAATAGTTCAGATAATTGTTTTTTTTTGGGTACTCGGAAACCAATACAAATTTCATCAGTGACCACACCGTTTTTAATTTTATATGATAAAGCGACTTGTGTTTCATCAGGGGTTGATTCAAACAAGTTCTGTATTGTTTCAAATATATTATCCATTTTAACTAAATGTTAGAAAAATTGTATTGTGAGATGA